CGGCGACGCCCGTGGCTCCCCCGCCCCCGAACGGGTCGAGGACGACGTCGTCGGGCGCGCTCACGACCCGGAGCAGATCCTCCATGAGCGGCACGGGCTTGGGGCTCGGATGATCCTCGGCGTCGGCGCGCGGGTGCCGGAGCACGTTCGGAACGTCCGCGGCGCAGATCCGCGGGGACCCCTTGCTCGCCCAGCACACGAGCTCGTGCTGGAGCCGGAAACCCTGGCCCATGCCGAAGGTCTCCTTGTCCCACACGATCATCGTGTTGATCCGGTAGTTCGCTGATTCGAGCGCGCCAACGAGGTTCGGCCACTGGCGCCAGTCGATGAACGACAGGAGCGAGGCGCCGGGGGCCAGCCGCGAGGTGAGCGCCAAGGCGAGCGTGCGCATGGTCCAGACGAACCCCGGCGTCGTCATCTGATCGCAATCGATCGGCCGGTTCGCCCAGCGCGTGCTCCGCACCATCCCTGCATTGCGCGACGGCTTCGCCGCCTCCGTCCTCGAGCCAGAGGCGTACGGCGGATCCATCACGCACGCCGCGAACTCGCAAGGGGGCGCCGCGAGCAGCACATCCAAGCAGTCGCCCTCGATCACGCACCAGCGCGCGCGACCGGCGAGGACGTCACCGATCTCCGTCGTCATCGATCGCGCGCCCCCTCAGCTTTGCGGATGGGTGGGCGCCCGGCGCCGTGCCCGGCTCATCGCCGGGTCGGTCTCCGGGCGCCCCCCGCCGAACCCGGCGTGCGGCTTTCGTTCCGCACCGGGCTCTCCATCTCTGCTTGAGCAAAGTCAGGAGGCGTCATCCAGGCGTGTCGATATCGCTCAACGCGTTGAGACACCATCTCGAATGGGACGGTGTCGTCTTCGCGCCATCTCACGGTCTTGCCGCGTGGCTTACGCCACCCGTATTGAGCGTAGAGACGTCCCGCCGTCGTCGGACGGTGCCTCTGGAGGAGCCATTTTCGAATGGTCCACCACACCCAGGAGTCGAGCGCCGCGAATACGCGGTGCGCGCCCCACGAGTGTCTGTAGTAGGCACTCCATCCGCGCAACAGCGGGTTGAGTAGGTCAAGCCTGGACTTCAGCGGTGCCGTACGGGCGTTGCCGCGGAAGATAGCCTTGACCTTCGACCGCAGAAGCTTGCTTCGGTCTTTCGGGATGACGTTCTTGCTGCACCAACCGAAGTGCGGATGATGCTGCACCCGAACGTGAGTGCCCAGGAAGCGCATCGGGCGTGTCACTTGCGTGATCGCCGTCTTCGCCTCCGAGAGCTCCAAGTTCAGCGTCTCCTTCAAGAGCTTCGCGAGCTCCGCTTTCTCTTGATGCGCTGCCTCGCGGGCCCGGTCATCTTCTCCGGGTCCGTGGGGAGCACTCACGAGTACGATGAAGTCATCGGCGTACCGGACGGGAATGCATACAACGCGACTGAGACCTTGGTCTGTCCTTCGGTCGTTGTTGCGATTGTACGATGCCCGCTTCTTGATCGCCTTTGGATCAGTAAGAGGTCTGGGCGTGCGGCGTGGCCACACGTAGCGCTCGTACCGCTCGTCGATGACGCTCAAGGCGACATTGGCGAGTAAGGGCGAAAGAATACCACCTTGGGGCGTGCCAGTTTCTGAGCGGAGGAACCGTCCCTCCGCCATGATTCCAGCCTTCAGGAATGCAACGATCAACCGATTCACCTTCCCATCAGCGATGCGACGGCGAACGCGGTTCATCAAGCCATGGTGGCTGATGTTGTCGAAGCAGCCCTTAATGTCCCCTTCAATGGCCCATTGGTATGGGAGCCGAATCGCAGGCCCGTCGACCGTTCCGATCTCCTGCGGAAGGAGCAGCTTTCGCAGCTCCTCGAGCGCAGCATGCGCGGAGCGGTGGGGACGAAACCCGTATGAGCACGGAAAGAAGTCCGCCTCAAAGATCGGCTCCAAGATGTTCTTCATCGCAGCCTGAACCGTACGGTCCTGCACGGTCGGGATGCCGAGGGGGCGAAACTTCCCTCGTTGTCCTGGCTTCGGGATGAGAACGCGCCGAACAGCACCCGGCCGGAATGCGCCTTCGCGCAGCTCCTTTCGCGTCTGTTCGATAAACGCGTCTGCCCCCGCCGCCACGACGTGCGCGACCGTGACCCTGTCCGCGCCCGCAGTTCGTCGGCCCTTGTTACGAGCGACCCGCGCGAATGCAACTCGAAGGTTGCGGGAGTCCGTAATGAACCCCCACAGCTTTTCGAAGACGTAGGACAAGTCTTTCTGACTCTGCGTGTACAACTTTCTTTGCACGCTCAGGAGCCAGTCCTTGTCGGACTGAGATGCCACATACATGGCTTTCCCCTGCGGCTCAGAATGCGTACGCATTGACTACCCCCCTTCGCCATGTGCGCGGCTTTCCCGCGCTCGGACTACTACGGAGGTTCCGCCCCTCGCGTGAGACATCGCCGAACTGGGCGGCTTGCCGGGCTTCGCGGGCCCGGCGCTCACGTGAGGTTCCCGTGTTGAATGGATGGACCCTTGATGCTTTAGGTGGCCGACTAAGCCCCTGATTGCGCGGACTGCTTCCCGACTCGGGGTAAGAGAGCAGCGTGCCCGCAAGCGGGCACACGCAGCCGATGAGTTTCATATCGGCAGCGCTCAGGCAACGTTCCCGCCGAAGCGGGTCTGGTTTCCGTACAGGGGGGTTCAACATCGACTTCAGGTGCTCGGGCATTTACCCGAGCGTTCTTCACCATGGCATCTGTGGTAGCTCGGCACGGAGACCCGAAGGCGTCCGCCCAAGCAGTTAAGGCCGTTCGGCTTTTGCAGGCCGCCGATCCCATTTCGGCGACGTTCACGGCCCCCTTCTGCACCCGGCCCGACCCGGGAGAGGACGACATCTTTTAGGTCATCGGTCTTTCCATTCCTTTCACGGCGCACACAACTCGAACCAGTCGTAGGTCAACGTGACGCTCTCCATCACGAGCTCGTCAGCGTCGTTGTCCCACTCCCCCGCGACGAACTTTGTCGGCCACGCGCGCACGAGATTCCAGCGACGAAGCTCGCTGTCGTCGCGGTCCTTCTGCACGATGTCGCCGCTTCGCTTGTAGAACGGATCGACGAGTCCCGTACCCGCCGACGCGAGCGCGACGTCCTGAAACCAGTCGAAGAGATCCGTGTCCTGGGTCGCTCCGCGCTCGAGCGTGACGTCGCTGAAGGTGAGGCGACCAGGACTCTTGTTCGGGATGAGCGAGCCTCCCTCGAAGTACAGGATGTTCGCGGCTTCGACCGAGAGCTCCGAGCACTTCGCGAACGCCGCGGAGCCAAGCAAATCGATCTCGCAGACCCACTTGAACTTGTGGTGGAAGCTCTTCGGATTCCCGATGATGGTCGGCATGATTCCTCCTCACTGCTGCGCGGCCATCTGTTGATCGATTGCTCTCGTGTCTTTTCGGACTCTGATGACTCCCCATTCGGCCGGCGTGTTCATGGCGAGCCCGAACTCCGCAATGAGCTGGCCCGAGGCGATGACGCTCGGCGAGTTGAGACCCGAGGCTCCGTCGGATACGTCGATGACGAACGCCGTCTTCGGCGTCGTCGAGGCGAAGGCGCCGTTCTTCATCTGCGTGTAGAGGAAGACGAACGCCGTACGGGAGACGCGCTGGCGGAGCGCGCGCGTGTTGTTCTTGTGCCGCACCCAATCGAGCCCCGTCTTCAGGCTCTTCTCGATGAAGATGACGCCGCGGCGCTGAGGGATGAACGGCCAGTCGCCGTCCCCCTTCAGCGTGTAGCACCCGTCCACGTAGAACGGCTGCCCGGTCCCCGTCGTCAGCGGGTTGATCCGGTGCGGGTAGACGAGGTCTCGCTTCGCCTCGTCGAGGCACTCGTCGGTCTCGTAGGCGACGACTCCCGCGAGCACGCCGGACTCGGTTCCCGCGGACGCCTCGTAGATTCCTCCCGGCGTCGAAGCATCGTTCAGCGCGAAGAGGCCCGCGATGAACCCACTCGGGTCCATGATCACGGTATCGACGGTGCCGAAGTACGCCGTCGAGGGGTTGAGCACCTGGATGCGCGGCCAGAAGATCGCGCCGAACTCGCTTCGCCCCTCGAGCTGAGCCTCCTGGCTCACG